TCTGTTTCTATTACCTTCTTTTGTTGGGCTGGTACTGGAATGACACTTAAGACCCTGTACTTCTTATCCTTGTACATTATATAGTCTGTGTGTTCCTGTATATTAACGTACTGCCAAACTTCAAAAGTAACTTGATAGGTATAGACAATTTCATCGTTTACTTGCACTCTATCTCCTGTCTTACAACCTACATTAGCTCTAGTAGTTGTTAATAGGCGGTGTTGATTAGTAGTACCTCCGAAATCGTCTTGTATTATTTCAGTCCGATAGATAGAAATTACATCTCTTAGTAGTCCTGTTCTCATACCTTATCCTTTCCGCCTGTGTATTTCTTACTATAATTCTTGTATAAGTCTAGTAAGTATGTAAGACTATAGGGTAGCTCTGTGTGACTACTAAAAGCGATAGATTCACGGTTAGCGTATAAGTTTGCTGTTAGAATTAATATAGATTGAACTAGGGGAGGCGGTAATGTAGTCCCCCCACTAGCTATTATGATATTTTCTAACTTATCATCTATATGTCGTTCTACTGCTAATTCCGCTGCTTGCTCTAGGTCACATAGGTACTCATCGTCATCGTGAAAACTAGAATCAATGTTTAGATGTTTCTTTAGTTGCTGTAAGTTTACGTACATATAGAAACAATGTTAACTATTTAGACTGCGAATGTACCGTACTGGAAAGCCTCTGGTCTGATAAGTGCTGCATCAAAGTAAGCATTAACTACTAACCTAATCATACCATTAACCGCCTGTGTATAGTTATCGACAACAATATCAAGACCGCCCCAACTACCGATAGCCAAGTTAGAGAAATCACCTACTACAAAAGTCTTAGTTTCCACGTTTGAGGTACTAAATACAGGCGTGCCGTCTAGTGAACCATCCACATAAGCAAGCTGGGCTGTACCTCTAGAACCCTTCATCATGTTTCTAAAACTTGCACGTGCTGAAGGTGAGGCAATATATGAAATACCACCGAGTACATTAGCCTCTTCTACCTTAGCCTCAAGACCTACCAAGCCCTCAAAATCAGTAACCTTAGTTGGGGTCTTTCCGTTGAAAATACCTGCAGGGGTTGTAGCTGACTTAGCACCCTTGCCCAAAATCGTGTTCTCGAGCTTTGAGTTAATAGCGTTGATAAGGTCCTGTCTAATTGCATTCTCTACACCGATAGAATCCTGTGCAAGCAACATCTTAGAAATGTCAACATAAGCCGTCAAACGCTTTGGAGTCAGCGTTACATTATTAAACAGTACATTACCGTCTGTTGCTGCTGCTGTCTCACCTGCCCATCCTACATTAGAGCCTGTCATTACTGGAATCTGTGCATTATTAGTCAAGCCTGTATAGAACTTTGCACCTGCCTGTACTAGGACATTCTTAGCACGGAGAGGCTCAATAATATCGTATAAATCAGTTGCAACTACATCTACACCCTCACTAGCTACAGAAACTGCTGCACGTGTTTCCATGGTTGGGATATAAATCTGACCTACAGTATTAAGACCTGCTGCCCTCATTTCCTTCATACCCTCATTACAAACTGCTGCCGTTACATTATCGAGCTGTCTGTTTTCTGCTACATTTCTGATAGCCTTGAGTAAACTAAATCTCTGTTCTTTCATCGTATTAATATTAATATGTTTGTGTGTTCGTGCTGAGCGTGTCTCTTTATCTTCTTCTTTATCTTCACCCTCAACATCGTTATCCTTGTTCTCGTCTTCTACTACTTCCTCATCGGACTTCTCTACAGTTTCTTCCTGTACTTCTTCCTTGTCTTCTGTGTCAGTGTTTTTCTTTTCTACTTCTTCCTGTGTTGGTACTTCTTCATTCTGTACCTCATCAGTCTTCTCTACAGTCTCTTCCTGTACTTCTTTCTCTTTTTCGTCCTGCATTTCTCTTAGTTGGTTAAGTTTATCTAGTGTTCTCTGACTAACTGAGGTACTTGTGTAAGCTGGATTCCAAACAGGGCTAACATCATGTAACTCATCAATCTTAAGTATCTCCCTGTATTGCCTGCCGTCTGTTCCTGTCGTCCATACCTCGCTACCTTCATCTGTGCTAACTGTAAAAGCGAAACTGCTACTATCAATGTCACCACGTCTAAGGTATTCTAAAAGTTCATCACCCAGATCCGTATTAGGTGCAGTGAAGGTATATTTAAGTCCTTGTTCATCTAGCTGTAATTGTAAGCTACCTGTACCATACTTAGACCTAGCTAGTACCTTGTCTTGGTCATGGTTAAATAGGCAGAATACATCAGACCTCTTTAGTACGTCCTCAGTGATTGCAGAAGGGTTAATAGTCTCATAAAAACCCATGTCTTCACTTTGGCTGTTAAATACTACTGCATAACCTTCTACTGTTCTACTGTCTGGATTTACTACTGGGGTACTTCTGATTGCACGTACTTCTATGTTGTTATCCTTCCTCATCTGTACTACTTGTTAGGTTAGTTTTAGATACATCATTATAGGCTAGGTTATGACTATCTCCATTCTCAACAGGATTATAACCAAGTTCTTTTCTAACTTCATTGATACTAAGTACACCCATCTGTAAGAGACTGTTATAGTACCCTGCCAGTTCTGCCTTATTCGTTCTCAGTATTGCAGTTTCATCTAAGCCTAATTCTAATCCTGTACCGCTTGTTAGTTTCCTGTTAAGTTCTTGTTCCACCATCACAATAAAAGGATTTAGGGTATTGGATAGGAACTGTAGATTAGCGTCTTCAACACTACTATAACTACCTTTGCTCAAGTCGCCTAAAAGTAATGGATTTATATTAAAGAAACGTGCAATGTCTTGTACACTAAAATTCCTAGATTCTAACATCTGAGCATCTGAGCCGTTAACACTGATAGGCTGATAATCCATATTTACAGGCAGCACAACTACACCGCCTCCTTGATTACCTTGCCCAAATGTAGACCGCCAATTAGTAGATATTGCCTGTTTTTGTTCCTCACTTAGATTACTGTGTACCTTGATAATACCGTTTAAGTTGCAACCATTACTAAAAAAGTTCTCCGCTACTTGTTCTGTCTGTTGTGCGATATTGAGACTCCTTGCTGCATGACTCAGAACACTAATACCCTGTACACCGTCAACACTATACCTAAGAAAGTGTAGTATCTCACTAGGTTGTATCTGTCTAGCCCCAATGTATGAACAGGTATAGTAAAGGGTGTTATCTTCCTTTCTATAATTACACTGTACATCATCAGCTGGTAAGTATCTAAGGTCTACTACATCCTTACCCTTCCTCTCGATAAGTACATAAGCGTTACCCTTCAATAAAACAGACTGTACTATATTCTTAAGTAATGTATAGCGTGTCATCCTATTGTTTGTAAAGATGTCATAAAGTGGGTGTTTATCTAGTAGGTCTGTTCCCTTTGTATTCTTTGCCTTGACTTGAATAGGTAGGGTAGCAATTGAATCACTAATAAGGTTAACTGCACAATAGACCGCACTAAGACTCATAGCACTGCCTGACTGATAACCAAAACCCCACCCTAGACTTTCTGATAAGTTAGGGTTATAAAAGGGTTGGCCTCGTTTTTCTGGCTTGTCCCTACTTATATTTAATCCTAGTATTTTCATAGTAGTTAAAAATTAAATCCTGTTATTTCGTTATTATATCGTGGCTGTTCTAAATATTTACCTAGTGCATTTAATGTAGAGTGTACACCGTCTATCTTACGCTCGCTATTATTATTCTGCTTGACTGGCTTAATATTACCGTTACTGTCTTCCATAATTTCACAATTACCAAACATCCAACTAGTTATTAAGTTCTTATCTAGCTTGAGTGTCCCATTCCGTGCAATCAGTTCCAAATGTCTAGACGGTTTATTCATGCTGCCTGTCGTTTGAGAATAAGGCTGGCAGCTAAATCCAAGCTCTGTTAGCTTAATAATTGCCATTGTACTCTGCCACTGGTCATAAGATATACACTCAATAGGTAAAGTCTTGTTAATAGCCTGTATATCCTCTATTACCCTGTTATAATCTACTACATTGCCGTCTGTGATATTTAGATAACCTAGTCCTTGCCAAAATTTATACTTATCCCTGTTGCTACTCTCACTTAGGGCAGACTGAGGCAAGTAGTACCAAGACTTAGAGTAGATAAAGTTGTCGGTTGGTATTACTAAGGTCATTGCTGTTATATCACTTGTACTACTAAGGTCTAATCCTAAGTAGCCTGTACACCCTTGAAATATTGGGTCTGTTAGGTCTATAGGTGTCATTGAGTCCTGTATATATCTACTAGGAATCCACTCACCCCTTTCATTACTACACCAAATATTCATTAACTTAGTCTTAAAGTTAGTGAGTAATAAAGGGCTATTCTTTGCTTTCCTTAGTTCAGATTGTAAGTAAGATTCAGTAACAGTAATATTTAGGTTTGGCTGACACTTACACCATACTTTATTATCCTCGATGTCGTCCCCCTTGTCTAGAGTATAGATAGCTGAAAAAATACTATCATCTTCTGCCTTACCTTCTAAGATACTTATAAATGTACTTCTAAGTTGGTAGCATGGATTACTACGGTCAAACCCAGCCGTTGTTATATAACACTGTAGGGGACTCAATCGCATACCTACGCTAGAGGTTAAGACATTTGCAACTGAATTATTTTTTGCTGCATGATACTCATCTAATACGAACATACTACAGTTTAGACCGTCCAACTTGTCCGCATCGCTACTAACAACCTTCATAGTAGACTTGGTAAGGGGGAACTTGATAGAATCCCTGTAATAATTAAAGTACTTACCCTTCTTATCTATGCTACTAATAAAGTTTTTGGACATCTGGAATGCAAGCTGTGCCTGTGCATAGGAATTAGCTGCGAATATCACTTGCGCCTCATTTTCACAATCCGCACATAGATGGTACAAAGCCAATGCTGAGGCTAAAGTTGATTTTCCACATTTACGGGCTACCTCAATATAGACCTCCCTAACTACTCTTGTATTATCTGAACACCACTTAAAGCCGTATATACTTGCTACTACCCATTTCTGCCATTCCTGCAATACTAAGGGCTTACCTGCAAATTTACCTGTAGACTGTGGTAGCTTTTGTAAGAAATTAACTACCTTATCAACTGCCTTAGAATCAAAGTACCTATCTTCTTTTTCAAACCAGCTTAAGTATCTAGAACAAGCAAGACGAACATACTCACACGCTACTACCTTACCGCCTAAGACATCCCTAGCATAAGATTTGTACTTCTCATCTATCATTGTGTTATCCTAGTATTAAAGGGTCTGGGTAATTCTGTTTGTAGTCGTATGCTAGTACTTCCTCCCTATTAGTAAGTCTTTTAACGGCCTCTACATGAGTTTCTGTACGGTTCAAGCAGTCTGTAGCGTATATTTCAATGAGTCCTAATAGTTGTCTCCACATTGCTAGGGGATAGGTAAATGTGTGACCGTGATAAATTTTGGTCATCGTCTCCTTGCCTAACTGTTCATGTGCTAGGAGTGCTGCATATAAGATACACCTTTCCTGTTTATCTAGCCACATCTTAAGACTGCCAACTGTGAAACTATTAATCTCATCTGAACTGTCGTAAAATCGTATGTCATTAATCTTCTGTTCGATTGCTGCCTGTAGTAGTTCTTCCTCTGTTGGCTCTTTATGTTCCTCCTCTACTGTTTCTTCTAGTTGGTCTGTAGTTGGGTTTTCTTCTACTACTACTTGCCATCCTGCTGCTACTAGCTCTTCCTCAGTTGGGTTAATGATTGTCTTACCGTCTAATTCCAAGTAACCGTTAAATTGGTGTCCTTCTTTAATATATTTCTTCATACCCTTATAATGATTGACTACCAAACTCTAATACCGTACCTAAGATAGTAACAGTGTAGATATGATTTGGTAAGATAATAAATGTACGTGGTAGTTTGATATTAGAAGGTAGACTTATTCTAGGTGCTGTACTTCCTGTCTTAAAACTAAATCCGTACTCATCTAGGAAAGGACTGTTAGGGGCTGGCTGTAAGGTGATATTAAGACTTTCTACCTCTTCCCACACATGAAACTCACCGCTCCTAATTGTTACGTCTGTCTCTGTTGGGTTTGTATGTCTTACTTCCTTACTTCTACCGTCTACACCGTCTCTACCGTCCTGTCCCTTCACATCTAGGCTACTCTTCTTTTCTCTTCCTTCTGTTCTGTCC